CTAACCCATCTTCAACGCCCGCCGCCCGCTCCTCGCCAGCGGCGCCGCATACCCGATCAGGCAGAACTGGTCGAGCGCGAACAGCACCACCGACTCCACCCCGTTCTGTAGCGCCAAGCCTCTCTCCTTCAGCCACGGCGTCGTGTAATCGCCGATTCCCACCAGGTGGCTGGTCTGCGATGGCGGAAAACCGAATTTCGCCGGCCACGCGAGCGAATCCCGCACCTCGTCCAAATCGCGGTCGCCCGTGAAGATGAAGTTCTCCGTCTTCAGGCATGTCAGCGCCGCCGGCGTCCACGACCCCGCCGGATAGTTGATCGTCTGGTTGAGCGGCGTGCCGTTTGTGTCCGTCGGGTACAGCGCTTCAAACCGCGCGCTCGGGTACGCCGCCCTCACGAACGCCATAATTGCATCCGTAAACGCGCCGATCAGCGTGGGCAGAAAAGCGCACTCGCTCGGAAAATCCGCGGGCGCCGCATCCTGGTTGGGAATCGTTCCCATCGCGCGCCCGTACGCCGCGTGAAAGGCGCTCTCGGTGTACGCGTCGTAGAACGGCATCCCGGAGGCGTTCGCGTTGTACCACCACTGCACTTCTCCGAATTGCAGGTACGGCGTCATCTCCGCGGCATTCATGAGATTCGCCATGTCCAGGTATGCCTGCTGCCAGAAAGCCGTGCTGGCCGGCGAAAAATTCGTCTGCAGCGACGGCGTGTTGAGCAGCGCCGCCGTCCCGTCCGGGTACCGTTGCGCGATTCCCGTGGCCGGCTGCGGGTCGCCGTCCTGAAGTTCCATTGAGAACGCCGCCGCCGCGTCCATCCCGTACCCTTTGAGCGCCGCGAAGTAGCTGGCGTGCCAGTCTCGCGCCGCCCGGTTCATCCGCGGGACGCTGCTCAGGTCCGTACGCCATCCCTCCGCCCACGCCATGGTCGAAAGGTCGCCGTCTAAGCCTCCAGCCAGCGCTCCGCTCGCCGGCGTGGCCGTCAGGTTCGCGCTCCCGCCCACATCCGCGGTCACGCTCATTCCGTTTCCCGCCGTTCCCATGGTGCGCGACCGTATGGTGAGCGCGTTTCCGTTGGCCGTCGCCCACACCGCCGTTGCGCCCGCGTTGATGGAGAACGCCAGCGCTTGCGCCACGCTTGCGGCCGTATCCGCGACAAGATTCAGGTGCTGAAACAGCGCTCCGCCGATATTCACCGTGGTGTAAAGCCCGAAATCCGGCGCCCCCGAGAATGTCACCGTCGCCGAGGCGTATTGTTGCCGCGGACACGTCAGTTCGTAGAACCACAGCGCCCCGGCGTAGTGGTTAGCGCGCCCGCGGAACCCGAGCGTGTCGATCAGCCACGCCGTCCGCTCCGGCGCCAGCGCCAGACAGTGCTCGGTATCCCAGTCCGTCGCCAGCGTCGTATTCGGAGTGGCCCCGATGGTGGGCAGGTCCGCCGTCGGGTAGGCGATTTCGAAAAAGTCGAAATAGAACACGCCGGCCCCCGTCTGCGTCGCCGTCACCGCGTGCGCGCCCGCGGCCAGGTCCGCCGCTTTGATGCGGACCAGAAAATCCTCGATGCCGGAAAACGCCAGGCTCTCGGTGGTCGTCGCGCCGTCCACGGTGATCGAAACCGTCGCCCCAGCCGCCGAGCCGTTGTTGAACATCCGCGTGCCCAGGTACAGCGCGTGACTCCCCGCGGCAGTGTACGCGCAGGAAACCGACGCCCCCGGCGTCTGGGTCGATTGAATCGATCCCCCCGAGTAATTGCCCGTCACGGACCCGTTCCACTCACCCGAGTAAGCCACTAAGTTCGAAGAGTCTTCCGCCCGCCAGCTCCCCGGCCCGGCCACCTGGTAAGTCAGATTCGTTCCGCTCACAGTCCAGTTGCTGATCGCCACGCAAAACTCGGTCCGCGCAAAGTCGCCGGCCTGTTGCTCCGGCGCCCACGTCCACCGCATTCTGCGTACCGATGTCGTCGGTACTTGCGCGAGCGTCGTGAAATCCGGCCCGGCGTACCCTTGGAGACTGCCGAAGTCCAGCGCCACGTGCCATCCGCTTGGCGACGCTCCGCCGCTCATAGTCTGGCTGGCCGGCTGCCAGCTCTCCGTCGCCGCGCCGCTCACGTTCCCGTAAACTCCCACTCGGTTCCCGTTCGCCCCCGCCCCGGCGTTGTACTGCAGGGTGATTTGCGCGCCCGAAGCCGTAGCGGTCATTCCCGTCGCCCCGGCGTTCGCCGCAATTGCGCTCGCTAGTTCCGCCGCCACGCCTTCCAGCGTGTCGTTGTAGTACATCTGATGCGTGGCGTGCTGGTTCGAAGGAGCAACCCCGTCGGCCGCCGCCCACGCGATCTCCACGTAGTCGTTGGCCGTAACCGTTCCCGCAAGCTCGAACGTCGCCTGCGCCGGCGCGTAGCTCCCCGCCGGCGTTGCGTGCGCCGCCAGCGGAACCTTGTACTCGAGTTCCACGCCGTCCGCACCCGTCGCCCAGATGCGCAGGAATGGCCAGTCCACCGTCGGCCACAGCGTACAGTCCACCGCCATGCAGCTCGTCCGCGTCTCGTCGTAGGAGAGCTGAACCCCGCTCAAGTCCCCGTCCGGAAGCGGCCGCAGCAGGGGATGCTCGAACACGTTGTCGCGGGCCCATTCCACCACCGCCCAGTCGAATTGCTGCCGGAAAGACCCCGATACGGTGAAGCCGGTGGGGCTCGTCCCGCTCAGCGCCGCGGCCGCGCTCGGCTCATAGAAGTAACATTGCAGGTCCCGGTCGGGCCGCAGCTTGGTAAGTTGTTCCGCCATGTCACATCAGGATGAGCACGGTCAGGTCCGCGCCTGGATACGCTTGCCCGATCGAGAGAATCGAGAGCGTCACTTGCGACCCCGCCGTCAGCGGCGGCAGAGTGCTTCCCGCCACGCTATGAGAGACCGTCCGGGTCGGGTCGAATGCGAACGCGCAGTAGGCGCTCCCGTTGACGTTCAACTGCAACTGAACCTGGGCGTCAGCCGCCGTTCCCAGCACCGCGTAGATCTCTCGCACTGCGTGCGGCGCGTCCATCGGCAGCGGCGGAGCCGCGCACTGGTCCACCGCCAGAAAGCCGTCTACTTGGATCGTGTATTGTCCGCCTGAGGTGGTGCGCAGGCCCTGATCCGTGGTCGCCGTCAGCGCGACGCTCGCCGTCGGGCTATTGCCCTTGTTGTTCGTCACAAACAGCTCGGCGCATGCGATCCGCACGTCCGGCAGAATCACCGTGTGAGTCCAGGTCCCGCTATAGGCGCTCCCGAAAAACTCGGGGGGGAAGGACGCAATCGCGCTGGTGCTTGCCAGGTGATAAACCGGCGCTTGCGCCAGGTGCGCCGCCGCCTGGCTGTTGTCACATCCGCGCGTCACTTGGTAAGTCGTTCCGCCGTCGAACGTCGCGGTCACCGTCATGACCTCCGCGTCCACCTGCAAGTAACTGCCTGCTTGGCCTGGTCCCGCCTGGCTCAGCGCCAGCGTGGTATCCGCCGCGCCCATCGCGCTCTCGAGCGCGATCGTCGGCGCTCCCTGCAGTTCGTTCCAGTAGTACAGCGTCAGCGTCGCCGAGCTGATCGAGCGCGTGTTCATCAGCGTCGGAAACGCGATCCCGCTCAGCGCCGCCGTCCCGCCCTGCGGGCCTATCCCGACTCCGAAAAGCGGCTGCGGAGGAACCGCCGAATCGGCCACTCCCGCCCCTCCAATCTGCCAGCGAGTCACAATCGAGATCCCCGCGTCGCACTCCACGTTGTTGATGTTCGCCGAAAGTCCTAGGATCTGCGCCACCTCTCCGGCCCGGTTCGGAACAGCGAACTGCGCAGTCCCGCTCGTTGTGGTGGCCCCCGGCTTCCACGCGCTCTCCGCCACCGTGAAGTAACTCGTGGCGTCCGGCTCGGTCACCCACGCCGGCGATACCGTAAGCGTGGTCGCGGTGTTCGATGCGATCGCGCATTCCTGCCCCGCGCCCGTTCCGCGCGTCACTCGCGCCGTCATCCCGGCGTACGCGTTCGCCGTCATGCTCAGCGTCGCATTTCCCACCGTGTTCGCCGAGAATAGCGTCGCGGCCGTCTCCGGCACAAGCTCCATCCGCCAGTAGAAATTCGCGTGATCGAAACTTGCATCGGGCGGCGCTAGGTTCTGCGCCGCGAGACCCGTATCGGCAAACTGCTCCGCCAGGGCCTGGCTGCTTGCAATCCGCAGCAGCGCCGCGGGATTCGTCCCCCGATAGACGTGGAAAGCCGTCGTATTCGAATCGAAGCTCAGCCCCGACAGCGTCACCTTGCTTCCGCTGTCCGGAATCGCCGCCATTACGATAAACGACAGTGCGCTTTCGTCTCCCGCCGCATCCACCGCGGAAATCGCATAGTACAGCGCCTGCCCGCTCGAAAGCGTGCCCCCCGGACCCACGCTCGCCGACAAGCTCACAAACGGAATATTCGGTCCCGCCGTCGCTACCGTCATGGGCGGCGTATAGGTCACTGTCAGGTCTGCTTGCACCGAACCGTCGCTGGCTGTCTCGTCCGTCTCCGTCACCCCGAACTCCGGATTCCCGTTCGCGTCCACCACGCTGCCAGCCAGCGGCCGCGGCGTGCCAACGCCCGCGTCGCCCTGCCGCCGCCCTCCGGTTCCCGAAGTCGGCTGCCCGTTGCTGTCCGCGTACCATCCATCGTCGTGAATTTGGGCCGTAATCGTCGTGACTCGGTAGTTCAGTCCCGGCGCTATCTTCAGCGCGCGGAACGGCTGCCTCAGAAAGCCTTCCTTGAGATAGGTCACCGTGATGATGTCACCCGGCCGTATCCCAAACGATTTCACACTGGTCTGGAATTCGATGTACGTGTTCCCGAGCACCGATTTATCCAGGTTCAGTTGCAGAATGCGCCCCGCCTGGTCGTTATTCGGCAACCCCATCGCGTTCAGGCTCGCCGTAATCTCCTGTCCGCACAGCGTCACGTCGTCGGCGTTCACCACCGTGTAGCTGTCCTGCTGAAAATCGTTCAGCGCGTCCTGAAACTCCACCGTCAGGCTGTTCGGCGTATCCGCCATGCTGCGCGAATAGAGCCGCACGCTCGGCGTCCCGTTGGGCCGCCGGATGATCCCCGTGAATCCGTTGCTCCCGTCTCCGAACTCGTAGCAGGGCCATCCGCCGTTCAGGGTCTCCGTGCTGTTCGAGCACGCCGGCTGCGTCGGGTTCTCGTTCGCGATCGTGTCTTCCACCCTCAGTTGCAGTAGGCCGCTGTCTCCGTAAGTCAGCAGCAGCCGCGCCGTGATCCGCACGCCCCGCGCCACGTCTCCCGCGCTCTTTCGGGTTTTCAGCGCCATGTTGCACTGAAAGCGCGCCAGTGATGTCGGGTTCCCGTAGATGTCCAGCGCGTCGATCTGCTCGTCGCAGCGCGCCGCCGCCGCCGCGAAGTTCGCTATGTCGATCTCCGACGCGCTCCATCCCACCCGCCGCAGTATGTCCAGCAGGATCCACGCCGGGTTGTTGCTGAACGCGACGCTCGTCTGCGCGCCCGTCGAATCGTAAATCGGGATGCTCAGCCCTTGCGCCAGCACTTTGATCCGCGGCAGCGACGAACCGTTGTTGATCTGGTTCGGCACAACCACCGAGAGGTAGGCCATGCTCCCGTAAGGATCGCCGCCCGGAAAGTCCGGATCGAATGCGCCCGTCCGCGTCCCCAGCGTCTGAACGTTGTACCACCCCGTGGACGTCATGTTCGCTCCGGGAACGCCGCGCGGGATTTCCACCTCGTTCACCAGCACGATAAGCACGTCCTGCATCTGCCCGGCCCCCAGCAGAACTTGCATCCTCGTCAGGTTCCCGTCGTTCCGCGCGAATACGATCGGCGGCGCATACCACGCTGTCCCGTACACCATCGGCACGAAGTCGTTGTATAGCGCCGTGTTCAGGCTAATCGCCGAAGGCTGCGCGTTCCCGCCCGATGGCCGCACCAGGATCGCTGGAGGCATGTATTCGATGCCGCCGAAATTCCCGAACATTCCCCGCGCCAGACAATCCGCCCGCGCGTAACCGCAGCTGGTGTACGGCGCCCCGCCGTTCAGCTCCCCGCAACCTCCCGGCTGGTCCGCCGAATAACCGCACGGGTAGTAAAGCGAGTAGATCCCGTTCGTCCCGCCGTTCACCGCCTCCGCGCGCTGTTCCGCTGTCGCCGGAAACGTCCACGGGCATGTCCGTTCGATGTGTATCTGCGGCAGTAGCACGCGCTGCAGGCTCATCCGGTTGATCGCCGTGAGCCGCAGCGTCGCTTCCAGAATTTCGTCCGGCGGATTGCAGATCCCCTGAAACACCACCGCCACGTCGCTCGCAGGAGTCCGCGTCGGCAGGTCGTAGATCACGAAGCTCACTTTCAGCCGCGCGCCCTTCCACCCGGCCGATTGCTCGACCTCCGAAAAGTGCGAATCCGCGTTCGCCAGCACTAGCGAGATTTGCGAGAGCCCGTCCACGCCCTGCGCCGAAGCCGGCTGCATTTCGAACGCGCTGTGTTCCAGCACCCGCGCCGCGTAGGCCGTCCCGTTCACCGTGACGCCGTGCGTACACCAGCTTTCCGTCTGCCCGTTCGCCAGCGTGCAATCGAACAGGAGCAGCGGCGTGTCCGTGGTCGCCTGCTCCGTCTGGCTATAAATGGTTGGCATAAACGATATTCACCGTGCACGAGTGCCGTCCCACGCCCGTCGTCTTCACCGCCAGTTGGTCGCCGCCAAGCCGCGCGTTCTGGTACACGCCGCCGTTCGTGCTCGGCTGGTATGCCGACGCCGCCGGCTGCGGCTCCGCCTGCATTCCGTAGACGTCCAGTTGCGCGCCCGCTGGAATCTGCAGCCCGAAGCAAACCTCCTGCGCCGTCGCGTCGCCCGTCGCCGAAAAGACCACGCGGCTCCACTGCATTCCCACCGGCCGCGCCGCCTGGTTCGCGCCGATCGTCATCGTCGCCGTCCCCGCCGTCTGCGCCCGCACGTACGCGCTGAAGCTATAGACGTAAGCGCCCGGCGCCGCCAGCGTCTGCGAGATCCCTTGCGCCGCCGCGCCCGAGTTGGTCAAGGCGAACGCCGCCGTCCCGCCCATCGGGTCCTCGATCCCGCTGGCCACCGCGAGGGCGGGATCGAGGACCCATGCCGGCTGGCTTAGGTCACCACTCCAAGCCAACAGATTCGCCGCCGGATGGAGGAACGTGAACCCGTTCAGCGACCCTTCGGCCAATGCGAAAAATCCTTCGAGTGCGCCGAGCTCCGCATCGGTAAGCCCCGCGTAGGCGAGCGTCCATTCCGTCACCGCGCCCGCCGCGTCCGCCAGCTTGATTGCGCTCCCGTCCGGCGCCGCGTTCACCACCGTGCGCGCGCGCCGCTCCGTGCGCACCGGAAACTGGCTCAGCGCTCCCGTTCGAAGTTGCGGATAAGTCGGCATGTCTATCCCGCGTTTTGCACGATCGTCAGCGTCGCGTCCCCGTCCATCTCTCCGGACGCCGTTGTCGTCAGCGTGTCCGTCCGCAAGCTGCAATTCGGATACGCCGTCCCGGTCCAGGGGTCCGTGAAGGAGAAGCTCCCAAACGCCCCCTGGTTGTCTTCGAAGAACTGCGCCGTCGCCGCCATCTCCGCTTCATCCAGCAGGCTTAGCGGAATCTCCCACTCGAGAAGCGGACCCGCGCAATCGCGGTACCGCTGTTCGCTTCCATCCAGGAAACGCAGCGCCTGGTTCTGATACTTCACCTTTCGCCCCGCCGGGTATTGCAGCGCCGCCCCGGTTTTCAATGTCGGAAAAGTAGCCATGGCTAAAGCTCGTTCACTACGTCGTTAATCGAATTCAGGTTCAGCATCGCGTTCCGCACCGCCGCCGCAATGTCTGAGCTATGGTCCAGAAACCACTGCGAGCTGACATCCTGCAAGCTCGCGGCGCTCTGCGCCGGCGCCGCTGCCGTGCTTGCCGGAGCCGCGCCCGCGCCCGTGTCCCTCGGCATCCCCATCGCGTCGTAGTTCACGCCGCTCAAGACCCCGCCGCTATCGTCGGCTTGAAATTCAATCGGCGGCGGCATCTCGTATTTCTCGAATTCCGGCTGCGGGCTGGGCCCGTCGAACAGTCCGATCAGCCCTCCGATCAGCGGGACCAATCCCAGCCCGCTCTCGAGAACCGTCCGCGCCACCGACGCCGCCGTTTCGCCGCCGCCTCCGCTGCTCGTCTGCTCCGCGCCGAAGAGGTTGTCCCTGTACGTCGTGATTGCGTTCGCCATCGGCGCCGCCGCCGTGAACGTCCCGTCTTCGCTCTCGCCGCTCGCCCGCGCCACCGTCTCCGCGAGCGAAGCCTGCATCTTCTCCGTCTCCCGCAGCGCCGTCGGCGCGTCCGGAGCCTCGCTTCCCGCCGCTTCCAGGAATCTATCGAGCAATTCGTCTTGCGTGGTCTTGGGCATCTCTTCTTTCCGCCGCTCTCTCCGCCGCCAGTTCGTTCTCCAGAATCGAGAACGCTTCCGCCTGCCGCGCGCTCAGCTCCGCGAAGTTCATTCCCCCCAGCCGCCTCCGTACCAGAAACTCCTCCACCAGCGCCAGGCTCTCGCCCGTAATGTAAGACTTCGGACATGATGTGAGCGAGACCCCTCGCCTCGCCCACACCAGCGCCGGCGCGAGTGTCCTGGCACGCGCCGGCCAGCCGCAACGCCTCTTGTCTTCCAGGCCGGATTTCCTGCATGCGTCGCACTTCCAACCGGCTTGGTTGGAGAACTGAAAGTGGAAGGCGACAATCAGTTTTTTCGTTCCGCTTCGCTCAGTCCGGTCTCCGCCCTCACCGCCGCCAGCGCTTCCCGGAAAAGCTCTTCCGGCCCCGCTTCGGCCAGCGATTCCGGCGTGGCTTCCGCGCCGTCCACTTGCAGGCCCGCGATCTCCCGCAGGCCCCACCGCAGATACAACCGGTCGACCTCCTTCTGCGCCAGCGCCGCGTCCATTTTTTCGCCCGCGCTGCCCGCCTCCAGGAACTCCATCTTCCGCGCCAGTTCGCGCACCTGTCGCATCAGCTCCACACGCCGCGCGAAGGACATCTTCGCCACCGTGTATCGCACGCCCGCCGCGGCCGTCGATTCCACTACCTTCACGCTCTCGTACGCCATCGTTCCCCGTCCGCTCCGAACTCCGTGGTCCACAACTCGTTGCCGTTGCGTTGGTGGGGCAGGCCATCGTTTTTTGTGGCCTGCCTCTTCTCGCAATCTCGCGGCTCTAGCCGCTGCCAGGGCCCCTGCGCTCAGCTTCGGACTGCAGCCTATCCGAACGCCACCGTGATCTCGTCGTCCACGGTCCCCTGCGCGCGCGAGGGCCGGAATTTCCACTGCAGTCGGTTCTGCCCGTCTTCATATTCCGGAACCACCGGAATCACGCTGCTCATATTCACGCCCATCGCCTGCCCCTGCGCCTGCCCCAACTGGAACATCACGTTGATCGGCGATTGCTGCCGCGCCGCCTGGTAAAGCCCGGTCGTCGCCGCGTCGTCCATGCTGAAGAGATCGAACGAGGCCGTCACCGTTCGCTGCCCCGGCGATACCGCTTGCGGCAAGTTGCTCCCGAACTCCTTCGACCGCGTCGTAATCCCGTTCTTCAGCGTCACCGTCCCTCCCGTGATCGTGAAGAACTGCGCCGGCGACGCTCCCAGCCACGCCTCGCCCATGTTCCCCGGCACGATCGAGTAATCGAACCCGCCCACCGCCGGTTCCGCCGGGTACGACGCCAGCGTCCCTTGCCCGCTCGCGAAGCTCCCGCTGTCCAGCACGTCCTGCGCCACGCCGCTGAAATGGAACTCCTGGTAATCCCCGTTCAGCAGGATGTCCATTTGCTCGATCGCCGCGCCGCACAGCAGCCTCTGCGTCGCCGTCGCCGGCGACCAGTAATCGTAAATGCTCACGCTCGGCAGGTTCGTCGCCGGCGCGTAAGTGACCGTCGGCCCCACCGGCGTGCCCGCCGCGGGCAGCGTCGCAAACGGCGCGTTCAACTGCACCGCCGTCGTGCTCACGATCGCCGCCACGAACCGTATCTCGCCGCCGCAGGAGACCGCCTGCCCCGCCGCCAGTCCGTGCGCCGCTTGGAACGTCAGGTTCCCCGCCGCCGTGCTCGAGGCCACCGTTCCGCCTCCGAACGTCAGAGGCGCGCTGCCCAGCGCGGCCTGAAACAGCGGTCCGTAAGCCGGCCCCGTCGCCTCGGGCGAAGGTCCCGGACCGCCTGAAACCGGGCTCGATGCTTGCCAGCTCGTCAGGTACGTCCGCAGCTCGAACCCCGTCCGCAGCCGTCCGCCCGCCGGCATGCCCGGAAACGTCCGGCTGCCCGTCTTGTCCTTCCGCCTGTTTACTTCGAGCTGCTGCTCGATCGCCAGCTTCAGCGCGGGAATCCGGTTCGCCGCCGTCACCGCCGCCGCGTTCCCGTATGCCGTCTCCAGCGCCGTGTAAAACCGGTTTGCGTTCGACAATATATATGACGACATGTTAGTCTCTGCTCACTCCTATCTCCAGGGCGATCTTCGCCGTCTGTATGAAATTCCTCCCGCCATGTTTCACCGCGCTGAATGTCACTTCGTATCCCCCCGCGTAAAACATGCCGCTGCCCCAATCGCCGCGGCTCGCGCTTAGCGTCCCCGCCACCGCGTCCGCGTAAAGCTCCAGCGCGTTCTGCAGGCTCTCCAGCCGGTCGTGCGAGTGCCTCACTTCCACCGCCATCCTCGCCGTCCCCGAAAAGCTCCGCGATTTCTCCGTCATCGCGTTCGTCAGTTTCTCGCAGTACACGTTCACCGCCGGGTACGTCACTGCTTCTCCGCGCTCCATCAGGTCCGGCGCCGCGTTCTGCGCCCGGATCTGCGCAGCGTCAATCGCCGGCGGCGGCGCGCTTCCCGTCGAGGTCAGCGCCGCCAGCGCCGCATTCGCCCCCGTGGACGCCGTGAGCAGTTGAATGATCTGCCCGCCGGCCGCGCTTCCGATTTGTTGTGCCATCAGCCCCTCTGCAATACCCTCGGAATCGGGCGCGTGTAATTCGGCGCCTGCCCGTTTCCCGCCCGCGCTCCCGTCGTCAGGAGCGTCGCCGGCTGAGTCCACGTCGCCGTGGTCGCGATCGGCGTCGCATTCTGCCGGTACATCGCCTCCGCGTCCACCCCCACGTACACGTTCCATCCCGCGGCGTTCTGCGGCGCGTCTGGCGGCGCGGCCAGAAGCGTGCCGCTCGCCGTCGTCACCGTATTCGGCGTCGCGCTCGCCCCTTCCTCTCCCTCGCGGTTCGTCCACGCCATCGTGGCGTAGTACGTTCCGTCCGGAAGCGCGTTTGCAGCCGCCTCCACCGCCGTCAATGCCGGCATAGCGGCCCGGGGGATGGGATCGTGCACCATCCCCGCTCCCATCCGGATCAGCTTGTCGTACGCCCAGCTCGCCATCGAGTGGAATTGGTCCCGTTTGCCCGCATACCGGTCGTTCAACTGGCTGTTGTATGCGTCCGCGTAGACCATCTCCAGCGCGCGATAGGTGTGCCAGAGCTGCAGCGCCGGCGTCACCACCACCCGGTTGAGGCCCCGCCTCCGCCCGCGCCACAAGCTCTGCTCGGGATCGCTCATCCCGCCGAGCAGCGTCTCCAAGCCCAGCGCCACTTCTTCCTGCGCCAGCGCCAGCTTCTGCGTGACGTCGATGCCTTCGGCCGCCGCCACGTCCGCAAGCTGTGAATCCTGCGCCGAAAGATCGTCCATCGTCGATACGAGTCCGTCCGTAAACAGGGCCATGGTGGTTACGCCGTGTCTTTCAAATCATCCGCGACGGCCTTCAGTTTGTTGAGTTCGGCCGCCGTCAGCACCGAGAATTGCACCTTCGACGCGGCCGCCGCCTGGTCCGCCGCCGCTTTCGCCGCCGCGGCCGACGCCCGGAAAGCCGCCGCCGCCGCCGTTGGCGCGAGGCTCGCTTCCCCATCCACGATCATTTTCGCCGCCAGCGCGCGCGATACTTCCGTCATCACGCCCGCTTTCCCGCCGTCCGGCGTCGCCACGCTCACCACGATCGGATAACTGTCCGTGATGGCCGCTTCCGTCGTTCGAATCTTCTGGTAATACGCTGTCAGATCCATGCTTCTCTCCTTGACTGAGTAACTGCGAGTGACGAACTGCGGGGACTGCCGCGGCAGTGGGGCGGACGCCCTCGTCCGCGCGCGACCCCCTGGTCGTGCTCTCCCTCAGGTGTTGCTGAGGCCTTCTGCCTTCTACCAGGCGCTTTCCCGCCCAAGCCGCGGCAATCCCCGCCCTCTCCTCTCCCTACGTGTTCACCAGCACGCCGGCCGTATTCCGCAGCACGCCGCAGCCGTACAGCACGTCCACCGTGAACTGCTGCGACAGCGTCTCCGGCTGGTAGCTCATCAGCACGCGCATCCCGAAGTTGCCCAGCTCGGCGTACTCCGCGATCGCTCCCGTACCCGGCAGCGGTTGCGGCAGCCGCCGGATCACCAACCCGATCGCGTCCTTCGTGAACGCCAGGTTGTGCGTCGTCACCGTCCCCGGGGGCGTCCCCGTCTGCGGCACGAACTGCGAACGGAACACGTAGAAGTCTTTGTACTTCCCTACCGTCCCGTCGATCAACGCCGCCAGCCCCGCCGCGCCCGCCGTCTGGAATTCCTCGAACAGCGGAATCTGCCGCCATTGCGAGTACGCCTGCGCGCTCACCACGAAGTACTTCTGCTGCGTCGGCGGTACCATCGCCTGAAACAGCGCCGTCTCCGCCGCGTCGATCGTCGCTTCCGTCAGCGCCGAGCCGCCCGTCCCCACCGTCGGGTTCGCCGTGAAGCCCCCGTACAGGTTCAGCAGGTCGGCTTCGATCTTCTGCGCGATGGCCGCCACCGAAGGCTGCATGTACAGCTTCAGCAGGTCCGGCACCGCCAGCGCCTTGGTCACATCCGGAATCTGGAACGTCGCTTCCACGTGGTTTTGAAGCACGATCTGCGCGTTCAACAGGTTCGGGTTTTGCGTTTGCACCGTTCCGCCTTCCGCGATGTTGTTCGCCGACATCACGGGCGGAATCGGCACGTTTACCGTATCGCCGGCGTTCGCTAACACCGGCTCGTAGTCGCGATTCACCAGGTTCCCCATCACGAGGTTCCCCACCAGCGCCGGCAATGCGTCCGCCGCCACCAGTTTCACGATCGCGCTTGCCACGTTCGTTGAAGTTATTGCTGCCATTCGTTCTCCTGACTCTTCTTTCTCCGGGCCTTCCGGGCCCGCTCGGTTTTCACAGCCCCCGTAGGGTCCGCGACGCCACGCGCACGATTTCCTCTCGTACCCGCTGCATCTCTTCCGCGCTCATGCCTGGCCGGATCTGGTCGAGAGACACCGTCTCTCTCCCCTCCGCAGGCGCCTTTAGGGTCGCCGTCATTCCGGTCCCCCCCGCGATGCGCGCCGGCAAAAACTCGGGGTTCTCCGCTACGAAGCCGGCCAGGTATTCCTTCAACGGAACCCGCCCGCCTTCTCCCCGTGCCACCAGCCGCCCGTCTTCCGTGCGCTCGATGTCGTCTCTTACCGCCTTGAACGCAAGGTCGATCTTCGATACTCCCAGCCGCTGCAGCTCCGCTCTGATCGTCGAGCTGCGCTCCGCTTCCTCCGCCAGCTTGCGGCTCTGTTTGTTTTCCGCCACGAGTTCGTTCAGCCTGCGCTCCAGTTGCTCCCGCCGCCTCCGTTCGTCCTCCAGCTCCGCCTTGTAGGCCGGCTCGCTCTTGGCCTGTTCGTTGCTCGCGAACTCCTGGATCGCCTGCCGCACGATCGCCTGAACGTCTAGTCCTTCCAT